TGACATATGGTGTTCTCTGTGTGGTGTAGTACAAGCTGCGAGTAAAATAGTTGCAGCCGCTACAGTAAAAAATAATTTCATAATTTCCTTTTATGCTATTCCAGCAAGCTTCAAAATATCTTGTGCTTCTGTACTGTACTTATCTTTAATTCTACCAAGCTCTTCTTGATTGGCGCCATCTCTTCCTGCTTGAGCAAGTGCAGCCATGCCATCTTTACCATATTTCTTTTTACCAATATGATATTGTAAACCGGATTCGTCTACATCGTTTTCGTAGGTCTTTGTGAATTGCGGATCAACTTCGTGTATTTTATTGCCATACATCATTTTTAATTTATGGAACGCAGAATTAGGCAATACCATGACTTCTGAATTTTCATCAGCAACTTCTATGTAACCGGCAAATCTTCTGTCATTCTGTATGTCATAATAATCTTCCATGTTAGGAACTACAAAATATCGTCTATCACTTTTTGGTTTCGGATCAATTAAGTCTTCTTCAAAATCATCATCCATCAAAACACCATCGTCATCAGCGTTATAACCGTGGTATTCTTGGAACTTTTGATTGATAGCTTCGATAAATTGTTTGGCTGGATTGATTAGATTTTCGCCATAATCCTTTTCCACAGCAGTTAAAACAGCAGTTTCTCCCTTAGGAAACTGGCCTGTTTCTCTATCATACATGCTTAGAATAAATTCTGTAACTGGTACTCTTTGTTTAGGCTTAAGATCATCTTCTGAAAGAGCATTATCTATCATCTCGTCTGCCCATTCTGCAAATTCATTGAATGTATCTTCATCTTTCTCAGCTTCTTCTATATCTTCTTCACTGTCTACTTCATCAATAATATTGTCAGCAGTAATTTTCGTAGCTTGTTTTTCGCTAATTAATTTGTAAATATAAGGAAACACTTCTTGTAATTCTTCGTTGAATTGCTTGATAGTTAATTGATCAATCCAATTTTCTGCAACATCTTGTGGAACTTCTTGTAGATCTTCATTACTGAAATTTTCTACCATTTCTCGATATCTATTTTCTTTTTGGATGCTTTCGATAGTTTTCTTTACAGTTGTAATACGGTCATTTACAATGTCTGCATATTCAGATAAGCCTTCTGCCATAACACTTGACCGACTTACATAGTTTTTAAACTTTTTTAGTTTACCTAATTCTTCGCTCAGACCTACAATGTGCTTGCCAAAATCATCATGCATTGTGCCGCCTTCGGAGACGTGTCTTGCCATTGCTCGTGCGCCATTCAAATGCTTGATTGGATATTTAAAACGTTCGCCTTCCGCATTTTCTACATATATATTTTCAATGTACTGCGTCCTTCCGCTTTGTAAAGCATGATTGACTGGTTGTGAATGCTTAATACTTATTCTTGCAGATCCGATATCTTGATAACTAGTTTTACTAGTTCCGTATAATTTTGATTCTGTCATTTTTCCTTCTCCAACAGTTTGGGCTAAAAATTGATAATCTCTTTTATTAAGATTACTTTTAGTAATATCTTGTATATCAAAGTTCAAAAGTCTTTTCATACTAAAATGTCGTAATTCTCTTAAAAAATTGTACCAATTTTTCTTTGTAATTTTATCTTGATTTTCAACAAAATTTTGTGCAAACATTACATTTAAACTTGTTTCGTCTAAGCTAATACTTACTTTTCCTAATGAGGTACTGCTTTCATTATAGTCGAAATCAAAAAATCTCGCTTCTTGAGGATTATTTGTTACGTTACCGTCTTTGTCCCCAAGTGTAATACGAGGACATCTTCCTCGTATTTTGTTAAACAACTCTTCACCTATAAAATTTATATTCTTTTCCATAAAAGTATTTATCAATAATTCGTACTGACAAAGATAGGCATTGGTGCTTGGTAATCTTCTTCTTCTTCCATGCTTTTAAAACTATTGTATATTCTAGGATCCCAATCTCTTAAAACAGTAATAATTCTAAGACATAATAATAATGCACTTATCAGATCGTCGCTTTCGCCAAGCTTTGCTTTGTATGTAGACCCTGTTGCTACAAAATTTTTAAGTTCGCTTATCAAAGGACCACTAGCTATTTCCATCTTATTAGATTCTATCATTATTTTAAGTTTACTACAAGATGTTATTTTTGAACCATGCGTTGTATTAAACCCTTTTCTAAATTTCCTTACGTGACCTTTTCTTATTGGCTCACTTATAAATAACCCAGGAATATTTTCCTCACCAAAATCGTTTATTACTAGTAGAGCTGCTTCTCCTATCGCGTTATTTTCTACACTCCAATATATTCCATTCTTATTATCTAACTTTGATTCAATATAATCACAAATATCTTTTAATACCCTAACCTGTCCGGGTATTGCTGTAGTGTTATGACGCCATTCACCTATTTGCTTATAAGTAGGTAATTCTATTATTTGTATAGCAGCAAAATCTCCGCCTGTTCCCATACTAGGGTCTAGTCCAACTACATAAGTTGCATCTGCTTTTATTTTTTCATACCAACGGGTTTGACCCATATTAACAATTACATCTTTTGGCTCCATATTTGCCAAAGTAATGCTGTTAATTAAGGTTTCGTCATAAACTAAAAATTCACAACCATATTCACGACGAAACCGTTCCTCACCAATCCTACCCATTTCAGCTTCACGCCATTTATCGTCTCTATCAGGGTGCTCATCCCAATGTACCGTAAAACTATGGAATCCGTTTATGCCTAACTCTTGTTCATTTCCGTGATCATCAAATTTTTGTTCTGCTTGCTTCCATATAGTTGCAAATGTATCTTCATCTGAATTAGGAGTGCTGGTGATTATAGCACGACCACCTGTTGCAAGAGTTGGAGAAATAGATGTCCAAAATTCTTCTGCAATATTAGGTGCTACAAATGCAAACTCGTCACAATAAAGTAAAGAAATACTCATACCTCTACCTGTGTTATCAGTTGTAGTTGCACTTACGATACGAGAACCGTTTTCAAATTCTATACTGCCTTTGTTATAACTTGTAACTCCTGCTCTTATATAATCCGGACACATTTCATAAACATATCTAACCCTTTGCATAATTTCTTGTGCGCCTGTGTATTTGTGAGCTGCAATCAAAATAGTTTGATCAGGATTGAACATTGCAAACCAAGTTAGATAGATTGCTGCACAAGTAGTTTTACCAGTTTGTCTTGGCAACATGTTAATATTGAATCTATAACTATGATATGTATTAAATAACCTTACTTGGTATTCAAATGGATCAAATTTTAATTTGCCTTTTACAGGATGTTGAATATATGCAAAATTTTTAGAGAAGTATAAGTATCCATCTTGAGGATCCATGCATTTCATAAGATCCTCAATCTGTTCATTTGTGTAAGTTTCTGTTTGATTTGCTTTTTTAGTTATTACACCATCAAGTGATTTACTCATTGTTTTTTATAGTTTGCCGGTTTTTTTCCTTAAGAAGGACATTGCATTACCTGTTTTTTGTTGTAACAAATCATACATTGCTTTAGCTCTTTCTGGTGCATACTGTTTTGGAAAGACACTTTTTAACATAGCATGTACGTCAGGACTTAGTGTTGGTTTAGGTGCTGACGCAGATGTTGGTACAGCTACTGCTTTTGGTGCTGCTGCCTTTCCTGGTCCTTGAGCTAATTTACCTGCAATACTGTTTGCTCCAGGTGCTGTTGTAGGTCTTATTTTACTTGGGGGGTTATTTGCAAATTGTTTGTTTTGAGAGTGTTGTTTGCCACCCATGCCTGTGCCTGTTGCTCTTTTCATTCGCATCATCAACTCATTTGGTGTTGCTTCGCCCATTTCTTTTGCTTTATTTTTTTTCAGCATTTTTAATCTAGCTAGTTTTTCTTGACGTTCTAAATCACCTTCCATGTCATCACTAGCTATTGCTTTATCTAATTCAGCAAATGGATCGTTTTCTGCAAGTCGTTTGTACATTTCTTCTAAATTAGATTTTAATTCATTTTTTAATTTTGATTCGTATGCAATTGCAGGATCTTTTACTCGAATTGCTTGTTTTTCTTTTTTCCTATTTATTCCGCCTGACAGATCTTGTAACATATAATCTTCGTCTTGATATTCTTCATTAGGTGCATTATCCCATTCTTCATCTACTGATTCTCCACAAGGAGTATCTATGCCGTGCATTGCGCCGCACCCACAAGGTTTTTCTGTTGGGTCAGGCATACTTACTGCCATAGGTTGGCTAATATCTAAGTCGGTTACAGGTTTTGAATCTGGTAATCCAGCATTCCTTAAAAGTGCCATAAGTTCTTGAACTTCTTGGCTTGTGTTTCCATTCATTGAGATATTCATACTTGCTTCATTCATTACTTTATCCTCGTTATCTTTTTTATATGATTTAGTGCTTTCTTTTGGTGGTTCAATCTTTGGATTTTCCATAGGTATGGTTGTTTTCCAATTTTTCTCATAATCAGTAGCTCGCATTTGACCAATATATATTTTTTTCAATATAGCGTTTCCTTTAGCATCTTTTGCTCTAGGATCCCTTGCCCAAATTAAAATGTAGGCTGGATTTTGATCGCTTGTCTTTGCATAAAACTTAGGATGTATTGTACCTAATCGTCTTTTTGCAGTTTGGATCCAATCTTGTGGTACACTTTTTACAGGAACATCTGCTTGTTTGTTACCAGTTTGAGCAGGTTGATTTGCGTATGTCTTAGCCGCTTGCTGAAATAATTCATTTATTTTTGCAAAAAGCTTTGCAACGATTATACTACGTTCTTTGTTGTCTCCCGGATCTGGATAATATTCTTTAACTTTTTGCGTTATCCATTTATCTGCTTTTATTAAATCTTCTCTAGTTGCCCAACGCCTAAATTCGTAATCTAGACCATTTTTTGCAATTGCTAGATAAAACGCCTTAGGGTCTAATCCTGTGAAATCAAAAAATTTCACAGTGTTTGAACGCATTGCTTTTATTTTGGATTGAATTTCTTTTTCAGCTCCATAATTAGGATCAGTTGATGCAGTTGATATTGCTCCGTGAGGCCATGAATCTAATACGAGTTTCATAAATTCTGCTGCAATAGAATTTACAATTTTTTCATCTGTTTCTTTAGGTTGATAAAATTCTACAAGTTCTGGACTAAGCAATCCTTTATAATTTTGCTGGGTAGCAATCTTACTATCTTCTCTTGTTAGCTCTCTATTTTTGTAAATAAATTTACCTTTATATAAACTTGCATTATGCCACTCAGTTGGATCTGATAATCCATTAGCTGGCACAGATGGAGGTAAACTTATTTTTATCCTGCCTTCTTCTTGAAATTCAATTGGATGAATTATGCCAGGTAGTTCCATATGATAAGCAATGATTGAGAAGAACCAATTTTGTTTTTCCCTGCCTCCTACTTGGAACCATTTATCAAAATCTACATTCGCTACTGCCTTGCCTTCTTTTACTAAATTTTCTAGTGTAGGATTAGTCAAAAATCGTCTTACAAATGGTGTGAAAGCTCCGTAAGAGCTTTTTTCTGGCAAGGTATATTTAATAGTGTTGTAATCGTGCTCAAGTTGTGAAACTTTACTTTCAAGATTTGCTAATTGCTCATTAGATAATGAAGGAGTTCCTCCTGGTTTTGTTTTGAAAAAATCTTTGAATGCGTTAATTATCTTAGGAGCATTTTCTAACTCTAACTCTTTATTAATTAAGTTTTGAGATTTTTTAGCTACAGATTTTTCTGGAGTTGGATTTGCTGAATTTCTTGCACCTCTCATCTTTGTTAAAAGTTCTTCTGGCGGTGCTTCAAGCAATGAAATAGTATCAATTAGGCTTCTAAAAGTATTTTCTGTTTTAGTCTTTCTATGATGGGTTATGATTTGTTCTAATTGGTTTAACCAGTATTGCCAATTGCTTGTATTAATTGCAATAACAGTATTCCCTTGCCTGTATTTTTCAGAATTTTTATCGTGGGCTGTTGGAATAGTAAATGAATCTGAACTACTACGTTTATCGTGAAGTATTCCTAATACTTTATCTTCTAATGCTTTTTTAGTTGTATCTTTTATACCAAGACCAGATTTGTATTGTATTACCTCATTATCTGATAAGTTTTGAAATTCTTCTTTATCAATTAATTGTTGTAACTTTTTTGCTTCGTACTCTATATCATTTTGTTTTGGTTTAGGATTAACTTGACTCCTAATTTTTTTATAGCGCAGATATTGGTTGTAGACTTGATTGCCAATTGGTATTTTGGATTCTGGATCTGGTTTGATATCTCGGATTTGCCCAGCTCTATCGTTTGCAGATTGCTTTTGAGAAATGTTCTGTTCTACGTATCCAACTGCTTTATCAATATTATTTGTTAATTTAACAACTGCTTCTGCTTTTTGTCTAAATAACCTTTTTAATTTTTTTTGTGAATTTTTTAAAATACCTTGTAGTTGAGCACCAATTTTTTTCAATTCTCTAACATCTTCTCGAGATGGAATTTCTTTTGCCGTTTTTACAGTATCTTTTTCTTTAGGAACCTTATCGTCAAACCCATACTCTTTTATGAAAGTTTTTGATTCATTGAATAATGCAGAGTAATATTTTTCTATTGGATCATAATAATTCGTATCTATTTTAAATGCATCTTTTAATTTTGGATATTTGTTTACAATGTCAACAAACTGGCTAATTAACTCTTCGGGAGTAGATAATTTTTTTAAATCTGATTCATCTCTTTCAGGATGTTTACTGTAAAGCATTTTTTTAATGGCTGCAACTTTTCCTTTTCGCAAATTTAATAATGTTGCAAGTTCTTTCCTAATCTTAACTTCTCTTGGATCAGTTAATTCGTATTTTTTCTTCTCATCATGAGATTTTACTAAATTCTTATATGCAAATGCAAGGTTTTGGTTTGTTGTGTCAAAAGACTTTTTTAAGCTATCCCATAACCTAACAGTGTCTTTTTCTTTATCGAATTTTTCTATATCTTTTGCTATACCATTAAAATTTTTAATATAAGAATTAAATGTTTCAACTCTTGACTCTGGATTTTGCAATAAGTCTCTATCTTTATCTACAGTAGCTGTTTTTTTGATTGCTACAAATTTATCAAATTGTTTTTTAAATTTATCTTGTACATCTGTAGGTAATACTTCAAACGATGCTTGTACAATTATCTTATAATTTTCCCACTTATCTTGCAGTGAAGCAAATGCATCTTTAAAATTATATTGATTAACTTCAACAATATTTTCGTTTTTTTGATTTTCTATTCTTGATTTTATAAACTCTAAATTTTTTAATAGTGTTTCTCCACGCTTTAACCATTCTTCATAATTAGTTTCATTTGGTGCTGTAACAGTTTTTCCACGCCATTTTACTTTCCTATAACCTAATCTATACTTGTACCAAATTTTTCGTTGATCTGTTGTAGTTGCTTGCGGTGGAGGATCTAATTCGCTTACTTTAATTTCTGGGTTTTTTGCTTTTTGTTTTGCTACATAGTCTTGCATTACCCGTAAAAATTTAGGATCTAATTTTCCAATAGCACCTGGATCTGAATATTTCTCTTGTGATTTTTTCCAATCTTGATCTGGTTTTAGATTTTCAGGTTGGTCGTTCATTTCAGGAGGTTGCGCTTTGGGATTGTTTACTTGTGGTAATTTAAATTCTTTAGATTTAGGATCGTTCCATTTTTTAATTGTAGTATCGTATTCTTTTTCCCAAGCTTTCTTATCTAACAAACCTAATTCGTTTTGCTTCCGTGCAGCAGTTTGATCTTCATATTTGTAAGGCTTAAATATACCACGATCGTCTTTAGTAGCTGAAACATGTACACCGTCAGGAGTTAGCCATGATTCTAACCCTAGTGAAATTGCAAGCTCTCCATAGTATTGATTTTTAATATAATCGCTATTTACTTTATTTGTGAGTTGAGATACATTATCTGTGCCAAATGCATATATATTTGTAAAATTTTTAATATCTTTAGATATTTTTTCTTGGCTAATGTTTTTTTCGCCTTTCTTTACCAGCTTTGCAACCCAATCTCTAATATGTTGATCAATTTTAGACCTATCCTCTGATCCAACTGCAAATTTAAAGTAAGATTTTTTTTCGTTTATTTGATTTATAATGTTTAAAAATTCTCGCATAATACACCTATATGATATTTATCATATGCCTGCTAGCATTCGCAGTCTAGATATCTTACTGTTTTCTGTCAATTTTTCAAGTTGGATAAGCAACTTGTCAACGTATTGTTTTGTTCCTTTGTTATCTTTTGCATAATAACCATTAGCATCTTTTTTCAACTCGTTAGGTCCTCCGTTATACATGATAAAAGAATATATTTCTGCAGCAGTGTAACCAGTAGGAACGTCTACAGTTTTTGTAATTTCACCTTCGCTGTCTTTCCAAATTACTTGTGTGGTGTCTGAACTTATACGGTTTTTAGCCGCTTTTAATAGGTATGAATAATACCACGTACCAATTTGAAGTAAAGTTTTTTGATTAGTCAATATATCATTTAAATCTTTTTCTGTGTAGTTTGATGATGCTTTAATAAAGTCAATCACTGCCCATTTTTGATTTACATGCATTCCGCCATGAGATTTACCATTATCTCCTTTTAATATTGTACCTTTTAAACTTTCATGATTATATATACCTTTGAAAAGAGCTGATTTTATTCCTAATGCACTGGCTCTATCTTCTAAGTATCGGTAAGCAACATTATTATTCAAAGTCCCATCTCCGTTGTCTAAACCACTGTAAGGATCATCAAGTAAATCATCTGGGTCTACAGGCTTTGTCTCATCTGATCCATCTTGATTTTTAGGTTCATTTGACGAACCATTATTAGATCCTGCAGGTAATTCAGTACTACACTTTTCGATTGCTTCATTATCAGGAGTGTAGTTAGGAGGAAAATTACTTCCATCTGGTTTGGCTATACTAGCCCATTTTTCACAATCAGTTGCTAATAAATAATCACTAATTAGAGCAGCCATTTTTTCGCCAGCTTTTATTTGTTTTTTAAATGTTGCAACTGGATCTATTTTACCTGTCTCTATTATCACCCAATTATTATTTTTTGTTTGGCGAATTGAATATGGGTGTTTGGTGTCGAACCAAATAACCCATGGTTTATCTGAAAAATTTGTAGGCTCTTGTTCTTGGTCAGGATCTGTTAGGTTTGTATTTTCTTCCGATCCATTATCTGTTTGGATAGTTAAATTATCTAAGGCAGAGGTTGCCCATGCATGTAGGGCATTTAAATCTTCTTTTCTAGCAGCAAGGTTTCTTCTTTCGATTTCTGAAGGACTAGATGCTCTGTCTAATTCTTTTCTTTTTTTTGCAAGTACACTGAGAATAGAGTTTAATGCAGGCCGCATTGTATTAAGTGTATCTTGTAATTGTGATTGAGATAGTAAATAATCTGGTACTGCTTCAGGCTCAAGTTGTGTATCCGGTGTTGGCGGCTCTTCTTGGTACGATAAAGGACGCATATCCGCCAATTGGTTATCTATTTCACTTGCTTGTTTTAATAACGCTTGCCGAGCTTCTTCTTGTTTTTTTAAAATCCAAGATTTATATTTTTGTAAACTTTCATTCTCAGCTTGACGGAAAAGTTTAAGAGCTTGTCTCTTAGACTTTTCAATAGCGTCTGCATGATATTGTGCTAGTCGTAAATTATCTTCTAAAGTTCCATACGGAGACGGATAGTATGGCATAGGTTGATTATTAGCTAATATATCTGAGATACTTTTTTGTTGTCTCATTTTCTCGCGTTCCTGAGATAATTTTTCTAATGTTTGCCATTGTCGTTGAAGCATTAACATTTCTCGGTTATCTCTAGATTTGCGAGCATCAGCTATTTGTTTTTGAAATTGTTCTCTAGCTTTTCTTTCTGCTGCTAATTGTTCTCTATATTTTTCTAAGTCTTTTTGTTGTTTATGTGATAGCTCATAGTCAGGAGCAGGATCATTAGTTAACCTTTCAATCTGTTGTTCATCATCATTGATGATTCCTAAATCTTCTCGATTTTGTTGATCCAAGCCTGCCGTTCCTCCACCATTGCTATTGCTAGGTTTAGAGTTTGAACTGCTTCCACTGCTTGTTCCATTGTCGCTCTTTCCCGTGCCTCCGTCACCAGTTCCTCCGTCACCAGTTCCTCCATTACCAGTTCCTCCATTACCAGTTCCTCCATTACCAATAGTTGGACTTCCAGTTCCACTTATTGAACATACATTTTTTCCAAACGCAATATTTCTGCTTTTTAAAAATTTTACGATTGCGGCATACATTTCAGGATGCAAAATAAAATTTACATCAGTTTTACTGCCTGGCCAACTATATTTAGAGCGATCAGTTGAAAAATTAAATCTTCTTCCTCCTCGTTGGCAAGTATCTATAAAAATTGTATTATTTGCAGCAACTTGCTGTATGCCTATGTGCATCTGATTTACTAAATGCTTCGGCATTTCGACATATCTACTAGTTTGCTCAGTGATTAGATTATACTTCGTCTTACTCATTTTAATTTGGTATGTAAATTACTTTACTTTGCTTGAGGTGTGTAATCTACATTTCTTTCTTTTTTAGCAGTTTCTAATTCTTTAAGCAAATCCATGACTCTTGTTTGACCTACATGCTGCTGAGCCGATTCGCCTCCCATATCCTCTGTTGCTAGTAGACTTGTGTAAGGTTTATTATCTTCTTTATTTTCTTGTTGTAATTCTAAAGAATCATTTTCATTCCTGACAATAATATGAGATGCAGGATGATTCATTTCTAATTGTATATAGCTTTCTAATACATTAGGACTAGTTGGATAATTAACTTCTACATCAAAGCTGGTAACTTCACAATTAGTTAATTGTGGAAAATCTAATGGTCTTTCTGTAATAGGAGCAGTTTTTCCTCTGCTAAAATTTACAACATCGTACTTTCCTAATGCATTTTCTAAACGTGTATCAAAATTTTCAGGTAATTCGCCTGCTACTCGAATTTTAAATGTATAAGTTTTTTTTGTTTCATTAATAAAATCAGTTAATTGCTTCATAGTAATTCCTCAGTTTATCCTATTTATCCATATTTTTAAGTTTTTCTAAAAGACTATTTCGATCTGTAACAAGATATCCTTCGCCTTCTACAATGTTAGCTTCTTTTGTATTTTCTTTTTCTAACTTTTCTTTCTTAAGTTGCAGTTCTACCATTTTCAATTTTTTATCTAATTTTGCAACTTTACTATCTAAATTAGTTTTTAGCATTTGACCTGCAACTTCAAAAATCCTGCCACTAAATCTTGCTTCAACATTCATTCCCAAGTCCATCAAGTCTTCATACGCAGCCATAGATTTTTCTGCAACTTGGTCTAATTCAGCATCGCCTATATCTCCCAAGCCTTTTACATGAGGTAAAGCTGCAGCAATTTTGTCATACTCTTCTATTTGTTTTAATGTTTCTGTTGGTATATGCGTTTTTTTGCTTTTTTTGGTTTTTTCGTTTTCTTGATTGATTATTTCTTTTGATTCTGGAAGGTTTAATAATTCTTCTAATTTTTTTGTCATGACTACCTATTAAAAAATATATTTAAATATTTATTTAATAAAAGATTAAGGATTTATTTTTTCCTACCTCTATGGAACATGTCATTTTCAGTAACTATTCTAAAATGTATTCTATTTTGTTTACACCATTTTGCAGCCGCTTGCCATTTTGCTTGATTAAGTACATAGCTTGCTTGATTGTACTTGCTTCTCCCTACGTTTTCTCTTAAAGCTTGACTTGCAGGTTTAACTTCGATAAGCTCACTTTTTTGCTTACCTGTTTTGTCAACGTAAACAATGAAAAAATCTGGAATATAAATTGTGTTTTTTCCAGTTAATGGGTTTTTATATGGTATTTTTATAGATTCTGATGCCCAGTTTATAATGTTAGGGTGAGAATCACAAAAATTCATAAATGTAAATTCCCAGCTACTCCGATAGATTGGATCTTTATTTCCAATATATTTTTTTGCATTTTTTATTCTGAAAATACCTTTAGCAAAATTAGCCATTATATAACTAAGTTTCTTTTGATTTCTGGATTAGATATCCTGTCTGATTCAAATCCTAATTTAGAGGTTTTACCACTAGTTGCATTTAATATTTTTGCAACAATAAAACTAATTCTATCTCTTGAATATGAATTCATTGTATCTAAAATTTTAAAAATATTAGTTGAATCTTTTTTTGCTTGATTTAATAAAATTTGAGTAATACTTTTTGCAGCTACGTCATCAAACCCTTTTTTCTTAAACCAACTAAAAACAGTATCAAATTCATTCGCAGAAACTGTTAAGTTCTCTGAAAAATAATTATTAAAAAACTCTACAGTTTTTGATTCTGATAAATTTTTATTATTAGAATAAGTGCTCATAGTATTCCTTTATGGTATCAATAACCCGCCTAATCCACCTAATCCACCTGTACCTAGTTCGTCAACAATATTACCTATTACTTCTGCTGCGATTTGGTCACCACGAGGAAGATCATTTAATTGTCCTAAAAGATTAATTCCTGCTATGGCGGCTGCAGCAGGACTACTAAATCCGCTTCCCGCTGCACTAAAATCAAATAAATCTGGTTCTCCTGGTAAAATTAAATCGGTTATGAAGCCAGCTATATCAATAGGTCCTCCACCTTGTAATGTCATAGGACTAGGAGCAGTGTCATAATGTTCAGATCGACCAAATCCAATTGGATCTTTATCTTCGTCAGCACGAGCAGACCTGTTTACAACTCCTCTATTTACAAAAACAGATTCGTATGAAACTGTAATACTGTTTTCAGTTGTTTCTCCTCCTGCACTATAATCTAAATTAGAATAAGACCAGTCAGTTATAACTGGATTTACAATAGTAAATGTTGTATACGTATGTTTGGCTAATTGACTGATTTGAATATTACGGAAAAAGGGTTCTATAGAATTATTATCTAAACCGTACCTATAAAGCGGTTTAGTTCCGTCATACGTGTCTTCCATCATGTAATTTAGGGGTTTTTGATTATCCGCCATACTTGCTCCTGGAAGATCAAAATTAAATGAAGGAAGGGCGTCTGTTACTGCACCTATTGCAGTATCCAACAAACTTTCAGATGCATTTGGACTAATAGCAGGTGCTGGATGTCTATGTGCCTTTTGGTATGCTGCTGGAGAAATTAAGTGGTTACCATCATTGAAGTAATATCGATAATATGCTTCTAGTAAAAAACCAGTCAGACCTAAATTATCATCATAAAAAGTCATAGAGATAGGTTCATAGCTTATGCCAGTTTGAACATGTTTAATTCTATTGTATTTTTTACGAGTTTCAACATTTGCACTAAATTTTGGCAAGTCACATCTTTTAACAAGCATTCCCGCTTCAAATTTATGTCTATCTTTTTGCCATTGAGCGTTTGTTTTAGTGACAACATCATCATTAATGTCAAAGTATACATGATAATTAAACTTTGTTTTTGGAGCAAGTCGAAAAGGATTTCTCGATGATCCTGCTCCAAATGCATATTCTGCGTGTCGCCAATCTCCTAAATTACCTTTAGGATTAGTTAAGCCTTGGAAAAGATTATCAAAATTACTTAACATATTTTAAGCTATTTTTATGATCCAATACCAGAGGCTAAGCCTGCGCCAATATCTCTTGCAATACCGCCAACACCTATACCATCCGTTCTCTGCTCTCCTGATGTTTGTAAAGCATTGTCGTATCTAATTGTTAATGATATTGTCACTGCATCAGATGTTGCGTAATTTAAAGAATTATAATTCACACTTTCCAAATAACAACCATATAATTCAAATGTTTCTATAGTCGCCGGTGCTAATGTTCCGTTACCTCCATCTAAAATTTCAATCACTGACTTGAATTTATAATTTTGGCCATATGATGCACTTGCTTGTTCGAAAAAATCAAATTGCTTTGTAAGCTGTCTTCCTACTGCTTTTTGAACATGTGATGATACATCATCTCGTAAATTTAATGTAATTGGTTCCCAAGTATGTTTTCCTGCTAAATTAACTTTACTATTATACACATCTAAAGTCATTTGTTCAAACGATAAATTAGGTCTGCTTACATCTATTACCTGACTGGTAAGTTCTTGTGATTGACTATTACCCCCAAAATTTTCCAGTGTTACCCTGAACCTATATTGCAATTTAGGCATAAGGATAATTGAGCTGCTTTCACCTACCGGAATGCTCATATTTTTTAAACTTGCAGATGGCATTTTAACATATCTCCTTTTTGTTATTATAGTCCAGCAATTTCGCCTGTATTTTTCAATCTCATTGGAATGTAAATAAATTCTATTGCTTTTACTGGTTCAACTGCTACATCTATATATAGCTCGCTTCTATCGATTCTAGCAGGTGTATTGTTACTTGAATCACATACTACTATAAAATCATAAATTGCTCTTAGCGTAACTAATTCTTGTAACAATGTTTCACATGCATTTTGAATTTCTGCTCTTGTAAATCTATCGTTTGCTTCAAAGATATAAGGTTTTGCTAGCCTATTTAATTGACTTCTTAAATAAATTACAAGTCTTGCAACATTTATCCTATCCAAACTACTTGTACCTAATTGTCTTGTTTTTTGACCAAAGTTTACTAATCCTGCTCCTGTAATAAATGTAATTGGATTAATATTGTTTGAATAAAGTGTATCTCTAATTCCGTCATTTAAAACAACAGGTTGAAATTCATTTTCAGCATTTAAAAATCCTACTGAAGAAGCATTTGTAATATTTCCTCTTCTTGTACCTGCAGGAGAAAACCATGGATAAGCAACTTGGTCACTTAATGCGATTGTTCGTAACATCATATGACTGGCAGGTACCATTACATTATTTCCAAAATTATCGCTTGTAAATCCACTTGGATAAAACATTGCTACATACGGATCTGAAGTTGTAACACCTTTATCATTATCTTCTGTAGCTAAATTAACATTATTTGCCCAATTGTTTAATTTTGTTCCGTTAGCTTCTAATCTAAATGGTGTGTCTCCAACAATAAATGAGCTTACATCTCTATCATAATTTAATGATACCATTTCTCCAATAAGTTCCGGATAACCTGGGCAAGCCATTAGGTTAAATCTTCTACTTTCTTTTTCTCTAATGTCTTGATTACTATTAACCATAGCTTGCAAAGCTTGAACAACTACTTTTCTCTGAGCTTTATATCCAAAAGATCCACTTCCGTCTTCTTGATTTCCTGACTCAGTTACCCATCTATCTGTATGATATACGCCAATTGTATCATCATTCATTTTTTGGTCGTTGTATCTTGTGTTTACTTCAGCTAAATTTATATAATTTTTAACATATTTTTTAACATTAAATCCACTTCTCCTAAGATTAAACAGCATCATACCTTTAGGATAAATTGCAGGGTCTGGAGAGTCAGGATCTACATAATCTGAAGCTATTAAATCAGACATCAATCCAGGTTCGTCACTTGAAGCACCTGTTGTATTATATCTTGCATCTGCAAATACTATTCCATCTTCAGTTGTTTGATCACCTGTATCTACAAGTTCCCATCTTTGATCTAATGGTAAGTCTGTTCTAGCTGCATTAAATTTATATAATTTAGGATAATTATCTAAATCGCTAGTGTCTAACCAAACATCTCCAGTTACTAGAGGTGTATCATCTGATTGTGTTTCTGGTAAACTTGCTGCAACAATGACTCCATTTGGATCTGTCATTAAAGTTTCATCTACATTATAATATGGACTTGCAGCCATTTGACCGCTACCATCATACCTAAAGCCTACAAACGCACTTCCATTGTGGACTAATATGTCTACATCATCTACAACTGCATTATACCAAAGTACACCATTTCTATAACTATTAATAATAGGTGAATCACTTGCATCATATGTTAATGGTCGCCATAAACTTGCCCTCAATTGTGTATCGTTTGAATTTTCTACATAAGAAAGGTTGCCTTCTAAAGCAGGAGTTAGGCCAAGTAATGTTAATAAAGATCCAGTTGTATCTTCTAGTTGCATCTCGCCACCTAGTTGATGTTTAATTACAACTTTGTTATTTGCGTCTACTGAAGCTTCTACGTTAGGTATAGCAGAGTTATTAATAGCTTCCGCAACAAGTAAAGAATCTCCTGCATCTCCTTGAGTTGTTACATTGACAGGTATAGCTGCTGTCATATTGATATTTGCGGCTTGGCTTGACATTATAGTAAAAGTATATAATTGAGCAGGCAATGTTCCTGCTGTTACTGCCTTAGATGTAATCGTAGTTTGACCAATATTCCATCTTCTATAAATCTTAAAATTTGCTAATGCAGGATCATCATAACCTGTATTTGAATGAACAAATAATTCGCCAGTTAGTAGATTAGATCCTCCGCCTGCTTTATCCATGTAATATAATGCTGCTACGAATGAACTGTAAACATTTGGATTTGTTGTTTCCCAACTACCAAGATCATCTAACCATTTATTTACAACAAATTTTGCTCCTGAATTTGGTGTAGATGTTTTTAACCATATCGATCCAGTTGGTCTTGGATTAATATCTGATTGTTTAAACGTTGGTATTGAAGTATGTGGTCCTACATGAACAGTAGGAGGATAATAACTATCTGCATCAATTGCATAAGCTGTTAATATTGCTGCATCTCCTGTAATTACAATAGGACTTGTTCCATTTGTATAAATGTTCAATCTACCATTAGCTGTGTCTGCTGATAGGTAAGCTAAATTTAATCCATTTATTCCATCTCTTAATGAAGCAAGTGTATCGCCATTTTGTAATTGTATAGCGGCTCCATCTATGACAAATTGTCCTGCTTCTGTTAAAGGTACATTGACATTTCCCGAAGTAATTGTTGGCCAACTTTTTCTCCACGCTTCGCTTCCTACTTGATGCCATCCTGCTGCTGATCTATAATATACTTTAATTAAAGTTGTTGTATTAACTACAGCATAAGAACCAACTGATCCTATCGCATTTTTCGGATTGTTGTCAGAATCAACATCATTAGGATCAGTAATTATTGTTGGAACTTTATTTGTAAATACTTGTCCTCCTGCAATAATTGCATCACTATTCCATTCTTGTATTCCGTAAACTGTTTTGCTTGAATCTAACCAATATGATCCATCTGTTGGGTCTTCTCCTGGTGCAGAAATTTTAGGCTCGAGCTGATTTAAATCAATGTTTGCTCTAGTCACAAATGCTCGATTAGAAACTCCTAAAAATGAATAAGCAGCCTGTAGTCCATACTCATTTAATTCACTTCCATGGATAGGTGTGTTATTGTTGTCTACCTTAAATATCGGATCGCCAAATGTATCTACTAAATCTCTTTGAGATGTAATAAGATATGGCACTCCGGCATTTGCAGATAGTGTACCCTCGGCAGTACCTGAACCTGCCCCATTTAATTTATTTTCAGCTGTAGCAATGAAAATCATAGGAAGTGTACCTGGCTCTGCTGGTACATAAAAACTTTCATCTACAACGCTTACTTGAACTCCTGGTGATAATAAAGCCATTTCAAGAACTCCTCATGTTAAAATATGTCTTTTCTACAAGTATTTATGTATTTTGTTGAAAAAAATATTATTAGAACTGCATGAAAAAGGGGCGTAAAAGGTGACATAAATAAATTTATGAGACCATTGTGCATTTGCCGTCAGCGACCTGCGGCTGTAAATTATAAAAAAAATGGTAAAACTTACTATAGGAAAAAATGTGAAATTTGTTTGAAATATAATCAAACAGGTGTAGGAATTCCAAAATGGAAATTAGCCGGTTATGAAAAGAAAAAATTCTGCGAAAAATGTAGATTTCAGAGTACATATGCAGAGCAATTTAATGTTTATCACATTGATGGTAATTTAGATAATTGTAGAATTACAAATTTAAAAACAATTTGTGCAAATTGTCAACGTATACTTCAACGCGAAGGAGTTAAATGGAAGCAAGGTGATTTATTACCTGATTTTTGAATTTATCCAATAATAAAACCGTATCCTGAACCTCCAGGAATAGCAGTTGCAATTTCTTGCTCTAATTTTTCCATTTCTTGTTGTGCTTCATTTTTAAGAGTATCTCCGTTTAATTGTCCTCCACCTTGTGG